CTCCGGTAAACTGGAAATCCTCGTATTCGGTCAGGTCAGGTTCCTCAGCACCCGAACCCTTTAATCTTTTCTCAACTCCATCCCAAAGGAATTGGTATAAGCCCCCTTCCTGATTGCCCGGCTCAGTAACAGTAATATTTAGTTGTGCGCTGTCCGGGCTAAGTAGATCCGCTGAAACCTCTATTGTAGCAAATTGCTGAAGTTGGTCAAGATCAGCCCGGGCCGCCTGCTCAAGGTTAAAAACTGTGTCCTCACTAAGCTGCTGTTCCTGTAATACCCGGACTGTGCGGCTATTAAACTGTAAGCCCGGGTTGCCGCCAAACAGTAAGCTGTTGGCCCAATAGTCTTCAGGTATTTCGCCTTCGGTGCGGTTGCCGTCCGTGCTTTCCTCTACGTTGCCGCCAAACAGGGACAGGAACAGCATAGTGTCCCATCCCTGAGTAAGTTTTAAGTCAGAACCTTTTACGACAAGATCTCCGCCTTCCTTTGTGTCTTGAAATTGTACGTCAATCATTAGAAAAATCCTTGTGTTCTCGTAAGTTTAACCCGGCTGCTCCGGTTGGTCTTTTGCCGCTTTAGGTTTGCCCGGTTATTATCGTCTTTGATCTCTACCTGCACATTCTCCCGGCTTTCCTCAACACGCTTCTGATCGGTTTCCCTTTCAGCCTGCCGGGGGTTTGATCTAATACGGGTAAGATCAGTTGGATCCTCCGGGGCCTTATTCAGGTTGTCAACGTTCGTGCTAATGCCTTCTATGTTCTCACGGAGCTTTTGTATCTCCTGTGCTGCATTGGTAGCCGCTCCGCCCCCTAACCATGTTGGTAGCTTACCAACAAGCTCTAAGAGTTGCTGAACAGGCATTAGAAGCGCATCTAAAATCACAACCCCTATTGCTTTCAGGCTGCCTGATATACTGGAGGTATCAAAAGCCGCTGCTGCGCTTTCCCAATTCCTTTGGAAGCTTTTCACTAAGCTGATCACAAAGCCTAAAGGCCCAAATATTATAGATAAGGCGGCCCCCCAGCTTTCCCACTTCTTAATAATTAGGACAACGGCTGCAACAAGCGCAGCAATGGCGGCAATAGTCAGGGTAATAGGGCTTGTTGCAACCGCTAAAGCTGTGCTGAAGCCATAGGTGATTGCTGTCCCAATCTTTGTGGTTGTGTTATAAGCCAGCATGGCTCCCCGGTAAGCCGTAAGGTTAATTGTGGAGGCCCCGGTTATGGCCTTTGTAATACCCATTGCTCCATTAAAAGCAAGCGTGGCGGCCCTTCCTACCTTCATGGCAAAAGTAACCCCAACTAAGACGGCCTTAAACGATAGGTAGGCTAAGACGGCTGAAAGCGTAACCTTTGTCAGTAGCTGGACTGTGCTTTTGTTCTCAGTCATCCACACGCCGACCGGGCGCATGGCTTCAAAAACGGAGTTGAAAGCTGGTATCAGGCTTGTGATCAGGACGTTTTTCATCTTCACGAAAAGCTCAACTGTCCTGTCAAAACCCTTTGTTGTTTTGCTCCTTGTGTCCTCCATCTTAGAAAGGGACGGGTTTAGCTTACCAATCTGCTCTACAAACCCCGCAGCATCTTCGCCTGCGCCCCTGAATACGTCAGCTAAGACCATCCCTTTAGTCTGCTTATCAGTCTTGTTCAGCTTATTAGAAATACGTTGTATTTCCTGAAACATCGTTGTTTCACCTGTATTCAGGCGCTGTTGTAGCTTAGCTGCCGCGTTTGAACTATTAAAAAGCTGGTTTACAGCCTCTTTTGTTGCGTTAGGCATTTCACGAAGGGATATCTGCGCTTCCTTTATGGCATCAACCCCTTTGTCAGAAAACACGCCCTTTTTCTGCGTTTGAGTAATAAGCCCGATTGCCTTATCTGCACTCAGGCCCATAGCCTCAAACTGTGACGGGTACTCCTTGAGTTGGTCAAGGAATTCTCCCTGCACATTAGCGCCCTTATTAAACCCGGCCTCTATCTTGCTGAAGGCCTTTTCGTAAGAAATCCCAAGCTGTTTGCTAACGGCATTAGCGGCTGTAATAATTTGATCCTCACTTTCGTTGTGCTTTGCCGCCAAAGCTTGTACTTCCGTTGCGTACTGCTTAGCCTCCTTGGCCCCTACATCAAAAAGCGCATTGACACGGTCTTGGAGATTAGTCAGGTTTCGCATCTCCGAAAAAAGCTGTGCGCCCCCGGCCACTGCGAAAGCCCCGGCAATAGCCCCTTGCAGGCTACTGAAGTTTTCAGTAAGACTGCCTGTCCGCCTGTTCAACTTCCTGACCTGCCGTTCAGCCCTTGAAAAGCCGGATTCCATTTTCGCAGTAACGGAGCCAGCCTTTTGCTGCATCCTCGAAAGGGGGCCGCTAACTTTATCAACGGCTGTAAACTTGCTTGGTACGGTCAGGGCTGCCATTACTTAGCGTTCTTTTGAGCGTCTTTTTCTCGTTTCTCGTCCTCCTGCACCTCCTTAAACCAAAAAATAAGGCCGAACTCGTCTGTGTCATCCAAATACAGGTTGACAAGGTAGTCCGGCCTCCACAAAAATTGCTTAGCTATGCTTGCTATGATGTCCTGAAAGTATTGATCATAGACAAGCGGAATGAGCTTGCCGTAAAAGTCCTCTATCCAATAAAAAAAACGGCAATGGCATCCGCTAAGTCTAAGTCCTCCATATCTAAGCGCTTGACTTCTCCGGTTGCAAGTCCTGTAAGGGCGCATATATAAGCCACAACACGGGCCTCCCCGTCCCTTGGGTTGAGGTTTTTCGTATAGGCATCTACATCACCCTTTGTCAGGCGGTTTTTGTAGGTAAGCGTTTCCCGGTCAGTTACTGGAAACCTGAGCTTTTGAACAATCTGCTGAGAGGAGTTGATATAAGCCCACCCGTCACTTATCTCCCGGGCAATAATGTTTATTTGCGCTTCGTACTCTTGTTGCTTCCGCCTGCTTACCTTTTTACTATCAAGCCATTGATGGACTTGCTCAACTGCCGTTTCAAAGTCCTTCTCCACAAAGTCATCAGTTGAGGAGGCTTCCGGCTTTTCGTTGTATGGTAGTTCTTTTTCGCTCATAGGTCATTAAACTTTTTCTAAGGGGCCACCCCCTGATATTTTCAAATCGATTTGTGCGCTGCCCACATTGCTCTGAAGATCACCAACTGGCTTCCCACGCCCCCTGCGAATATCCCCGGAGCTATGCTGGAATGTCCAAGTGGCTTCTTTGGGGCTGGCAGCCATTTGAGTAAGGACTTCAAGCTCCCGGGCATCTAACAGATCATGGGAAATAGGAACCGAAACGCTCCAACGAGTGCGCTGCACTTGCTGTATTGCACGTCCGGCCCCGTCAAGCATAGCGTCATCGTCCGTGGTTCGGAGGCCGCCCGGATCAATCGTGGCTTCCTCCTGCGCTTTAGGGTAAAGCACACCCTGACCTAAGTCCGGGTGGTTATAGGTGATTTCCTGAAGATCTCCAGCTACTACTGCCATTTTCTAACTGTTTTGATTAGCCAAGTGCGAAGCCCGCAGAAGCCGTTGTGCTTAGGATGCGGGCGAAACCTGTCCGCTTGTATTTGATTTCTGTGTTCAAACGGTCGGGGTTCGTGTCATCTATCGTTACCTCCGTGTTCGCTTTGAAAAAGGCCGGATCACTGATCAGGCCGTCAGCCCCTAAGTCCTCCGCAAATTCAGCAAGCTGCGCCTTCCATTGCTTAGGCTTAATAACATCGGAGGCCTGAACAAACGTCCCGTTGGTGGCAATGGCCTTGCCCGTGACAAACGTTTCCTCTAAAAGGTAGTAACGGAAGCGTATGTTCCAGTCAATAATTAAGTTCCGGACGTGGTTAAATTGAAGCGGCTGCTCCCCGTCCGGGTGATACGTTGTCACAAAGTCCCTGACAACATAGGCCCCGGCATCTATTTCAGCCGTACTCCAGCCACGCTTCACGGCTGCGTCCCTGAAATTGTAGTCAGAGAACTTGCCTGCGGTTTCACCCGTGGTTATATCAGGTAGCTTGCGCCCTTGGATATCCAGATGCGGGGTGTTCTGCGCTGTTACTGATAGCAACCGGGCGTAAGAAGCGGCTACTTCGTGGTTGAAATTAGGGCTGTTCGGAGCCGGGCAAACAACGTTCGTAACTTCTTCCTTTTGATTGGAAAAGTCAATCGTGGTATCTCCGTCCCGGTTCCCAAAGAGTGCTACAAAGGGCTTGAATACGGTTGGGCTGTAACGGCCTGTGCCGCCATACTCAGAGGGCTTGCCGTTAAAGTCCTCTAAAGTGCTATGCACGTCCGTCCCGTAAGGGTTAATAACAATCGTATTCCATTCTACAAACTTGTCTAAAGCGGGTTGTATTGTAGGCACTCCGCCCCCGGCCTGATCTTCAGTTACTGAGTAAGAAATCCCGGCAGGCTGGTCGTTCGTATCAACCTCTATGTTCAATTCGTCTGCTATATTGCCTGCGAATTTGGTTTCAGCAAGCAGGCTTTCAGTTGAGCTTACGGTTGTATCAAGCGTCCCGGTTACGGGGGCCGCCAGAGCGTTGTTAACCGTGTCAACAAGCTTTTGAGCAATAGCTGCCGGGCCTTCGCCCTTGACAATGGTAAAATCGTAACGTGCGGCCCCAATACCCCGCCTGCCGTTAATCACAAGGGTATGAGTGGCGTTGGCGCTTGCTGTCCCCGTGGGTTCCACGTTCAGCTTCTTCTTTGTGGCTGAACTGGAGGCCTTTTGAGGGATGATGATGGTCTTTACCGAACCAACTCCAGTCCCACTTTGCGGGCGCAAAATTCGCATAGCATTGTAGATAGGGCTGCCATAACCGTACCTATCACCAACGGGCTTCAGGAGCGAATACTCCTTGACCTCATTCTCGGTTATATCCGCTTCATTAGCGGAGTTGGGTTGCCCTAAAATCACAATACGCTGGGGGAGGTTGGGTGTTACCTGATTGAACTCCCCGGGCCGTAGATCATAGCCCACTACATTGCTCAAACGGTTGCTATCAACTGCTACCATGATAATCTGTTTGCGTTATTTCAAACCTAAAAAAAATACTGTTCTTTTCAAAGCGCTAAGTCACAAGGCTAACATAGTCACTCCAAGTGTAGTTCTTATAGCCCATTTCCTTGAAAATCCAGTATAGAGCAACATCCCGGACAACTTGTTGATAGACGGCAATGTCCCAAAAGTGGTTCTGAGCGTTCCCGGCCTTTTTCTCCCATCTCACGTTTGCTCCTGATCCATCCGGCCTTGTCTTTATGCTTCGCATCTCACTTTCAAAGTGACTGAAAAAGTCCTTGTAGGTGTATTTGCCTTCATCAGGGGTTGGGAAGTTCATAAACCCGGCAGGCTGAGAGCTATCCTGACGTGGATCCCACTTCAGGGACATTTTAGCAGCCAGATCATCTTTGAGCTTATTCACTTCAGCCAAGTATAAGTTGGCCCTTTCTTTTCCGAACCGGAAGGAAGGTACGTCCCGGCCCGCTTCAACAAACTTACTCCAGTCCTTACCCTTAATTGCTATCACGTTGTCGCTTGTATTGTCGATAAACTGATAGGCTTGCGTTGCAAATTGCCCGGGCGCATCAATACCCGTTACCATTATCTTCATGCGCTTGCCGCTGTCCGTCCTGAACACTTGCTGGATCACTTCAGTAAAGTGAGGCCATACTGAATTCTCCCTGCCTGATTCGTAAGTGTATCTTGCCCGGTCAGGCGCTTCCTGCATTTCACGCTCCCGGGGCTGAAAAGTCCCAATGCTGCCTACATCAACTGAGTAAGTAGCGCCTGTTTCGCTCCATGCGGTTATTTCATAATCCAGCCGTGCGTCCTCTATCTTACCATTTAAGTCAGCCGCACAGGTTATCATAACTATACGCCCATTGCCGTCTTTTTCGCTTAGCTTCTCAGGTATTTCCCCGGGCGCATACGGGCGTGTGTTGCCTTGTATTTCAACTGCTTTAGGTTCTTCACCCCGGGGTTCCCAAGCCTTACCAAGAACGAGGTTGTAGAAAGTTTGTGCCCTGCTATCATCTACTCCCCCGCCCGGTGGGAAGGCCTTCAGGTAGGAGCGGACGTGCCGTTCCCAATCAAACATCCCGGGAGGGCTATATAAAGCGCTAATGTGGTAGCTATGATAGTTTGGTTCTGACGGCTCTGCGGTTGGCATCCATTGTCCGTTTTCATTCATCCAAGGCTTGTGGCTGTCTGTAAAAAAGCCTGAACACTCAGGGCAAACATATCCTACTGAGCCTTCCTTTAGGTTGCCCTTGTTGTCAAGCTCATAAGTGATCCCGGGCTTGTCCCTTTCCTCCGTTTCGCCCGGGTGTTCCCATTGTAGAGTGATCATAGAGCTACAAAGAGGGCACGGGACATAGTAATACCTTTGATCACCTTCGTAAAAGGCGGGTTCTATGTTACTCGTTGCCTTCAACTCAGGAGTGCTTACCATAAACATCTTCATCTTACTGTAATAGGCAGCCTGACGGAAGGCAATCATTTCAGAAGTTGCCCCGGACTCTTTGGTAAAACCCCTTGCTGCATCAAAGTCATCCACAATGATGACCTGCACGGAGCGCTGCCTGAGCAACTTGTGATTTCCGGCATACCCGGCCCGGAGTATGCCTCCCGGGAACTCTTTTTGTGTGCTGGTATCACCCGTCCGCCTTGACTGAGTGTTAGGCTTTATGTAGCGCTTCAGGTTCGTGCTTTCCAGCATCTGATCGATCTTCTCGTTCATTGCCTCCTTGCTCAACTCCTCGTGCCCGGTAAGAAATAGGATATTGCACGGGGCAACGTCTATCAGGTAGCCTATTCCCGCTTCTATTACGCCCGTGGAAGCGCTTACCTGAGCGCCTTTCTGAAAAGCCACTTTCTTTGCCGGGTCTGTCGGATCAAAGCGGTTTACGATTTCACGCATGTATGGGAACCTATCATAGGAAAACTGCCCCGGGAAAGGCGTGATCTCCCGGGACATTACACGGTACGTTTCGTTCCACTCCGAAGGGGTTATAGTTTTTAGATCAAAAATTGAATTGTCTAATAGCTTCTCAATAGCTTCGTATTGATCAGGCTGTATCCTTGTTTCTGACATTTACCTTGCTTTCGCCTTTTTCTCGCTTCTCTTTGTTGTACTCAATCAGGTTCCGCATATCCGCCTTGGACTGATCGTTTGCTTTGCGCCCGGCCTGATTAAGGCCCTTGTATAACTGATCCCTGAAACGGGCTGTTTGCTCATTACTGAGCTTAGCAACGGCCCCGAATTCGGTAAGTAGGTTTTCAGCTACCTCCTTAAAAGCGTCTGTGTAATTTTTAATCAGGGAGCTGACTAATTGCTCAACACTGCCTATTGGTAGGTTATTGCCTAACTGTCTTTGCTTCTGTAAGCGAAGCACCTCTACCTGTTCCTTAACCTTTTCAGCGTTCAAGCGGCTACGCCAAGCCTCTACTGCGGCCTTTGTCATTTCAGCCGGGGGTTGTAGAGCGTCCCCGGTGTCCGCCTTTGGCTTAGCTTCAGCAAATTCTCCCGGGGGTGGAGGGCCGGGCTGCCCAAAGGGCATTTCTTCCTCCTGTTCCTCCTCGGGTTCGTCCTCCTCTACCTGCTTTTTCGCTTGCTGCTTCTCTATAAACTCCCGGTTGACGGGTTCGCTGTCATCAAAATACTTTTTAGCCTTGTCAAAAGGCTTCAGTTTGCCACGGTTTATGTAGGTGGTAATATATGCGCTGTGCAGCCCAAACTCTTTTCTCAACTCTGAGCGCTTCCAAATTGGCATTATTTCATGTTTTTGTAGGCGTTCCGTTGCTCCCACTTGTCAAGGGCCTTTGCGTCCCCCTCTTTGGCCTTTTCCCAAAGGGCCATATCAATCTTAAAATCCCGCTTGTCGGCCCCTCTTTGGTAGGCCTTGCCCAATTCGGAATTAGGGTCTTGTAGCTTGCGCTTGAAGTCCTCGGGGTCGTTCGGCTCTACTATGTTTAAAATTTTCCTGAGATCATAGTTCATTACCCCCATCATCTCAACCTTTTGAATAGTGTCCTGATCCATTGCTATCCGCTTTTTTGTGTTAATCAGTATAAAAAGCCCGTGTTCAGGGCGTTTTGGCCCTCTGTTAGCGGGCGCTTTGTAGCAAAGCTAACAATTTACCCGGTTTAAATA